GCAACCGTTTCAATTACTGGACTTATATTTATGTCTATTATATCTGGCATCTTATCTAGTTATATCGCATTCAATTAAAAATTCTCCACTTAACCAAGTCTTTATAGTTCCGTCTGAAAATAAGATTTCTAAATCATATAAGTAGTTACCGGATGCTATATTTATAATTTGTTGGTTTATCCTAAATAAGCCACCAGCAGCGTTAGTAATTGTTATACCGGCACTTGCTACCGATGTCAAAGATAATGCAATAAGGCCCCCGCATTCGCTTCTCAACTGCATTCTAATCGTTGCACCGGTAAGATTAACTACAACACTATTTTTAACCAAAGCAAAATTAACGGCCTCAAATGTATCTCCCTTTATATGTGTAAAATTATAACTCATTTCGTTTTGATTTGTTTGCTTAAATATTGCTTAACTTTCTGTAAATTTTCTTTTTTTATCTTATATGCGATAAATTTATTTTTTGGCTCTTTCATAGTACCCAGTTACAAGGATTAGCTTTTTGATCTGGGTACATATCGCTATCTCTATTGGTCCAATACTCTGGAAATTTAGTAGCAGCATTTATACCCATATAATCTATAAATCTTGTAGCGTAAAAGTCTGCAAAAGTTCTATGCTTTTGAACTAATATGTCTAACTCCTCTTTGCTTGGAGTTTCTGAATTCTCACTACGATGTTTAAATACTCCTCCGTTTCTTATTTGATAGTTTGCAAATGGCAAGTAATCAATCATAGCAAAATGAATAAGCATCGGTTGTACGTAATCCTTAACCAAGTTTAAATAATCTCCGGTTAATGTCGAAGTATTTATTTTAGTTGTGATAGTGTTGTATAATTGAGTACCTAAATAATTTTGAACGTGCATCTGTTGTGCAATTTTAATAAACTGCATAAACAAATCAGCGTCTACATTTCCGTTAAGGATAGTATTTGCTTTTAAGTCTGTCTGTGTTATGAATAAAGTTGTAGCCATTTATTATCCTTTGTAATTTGGGTGATGTCCGTTATTTGGCATATCTATTGGAGCAATTTTAGAATCAACTAAACCGGCTGGAGTTGGATTGTATCCCTCTATACTTGCAACCTCTTCGCTAGATGCTAAAGATTTGTCTGCGTAAGGAGTTCCGTCTGTTTTAGTTTTTAGTCTGTAAAGATTTTCATTCCAAAAATGGCCACAATTAACTCCGCCCTTGAATCTAAATAGAGAGTAATTTTCGCCCTTGTGTCCGAACTCATTATTTACCCCTTGAAAACTTGCTTGGTCTATATCCTCTTTGCGATACACTACTCCGCTATTTGTTCTTGACATCATATTTACGCAAAATTCTCTAGAGTTTGTACTCTTGTATTTTTCTGCATACTCATAACGTACTTTGTAAATGTCTTTATCTAAATAACTTGCTTGACTTGGACTGCTTTTAATAAATCCTCCTAGTTTTGTGTCTTTTTTTGGAGTTATGTGTTGCTTTGCCCAGTCTTCGATACTTGTATTATTATCGTCAAACTCTCTTTTATCTACTAATTCCCACTCATCCGATACAACTTCGCCCTCGAAAGAGTTAATATCAAAACATTCGTGGTCATCGCTTAATGTTTGTTGTGCTGGTGCTTGTGGAATTGCTGCTTTTAAACCTACTAGAGAGCGTATCTCATCAGCAGTCATAGACTCAAGTACTTTATTAGCTACCAAAGGACTTAAAGAGTTAATTCCGTCTATAATAGTGTTAGATTTTTCAGTAATAGTTAAGTCATTTACTGCGTCAAGTGGCTGTAAAGTTTTGAAATATAAGTCTAAAGTAATTCCGTTATACGCTAATATGTTATTTAACTCTTTAATTATTAAGTTTTGGAATGGTTTTATTACTGTATTCTGCATTAAGATAGTTGCAGTCTGTAATTCGTCTGCATTACTACCAAATCCGGTGTTATCTTTAATACCTAATAACAAAGGACTGATTACTCTATGAGAAACCATAATTTTACGCATACTCTCGTCACTTAAAAACTGATATTGATTGTGAGCATCGCTTAATTGTACCGGAGTTATTGTAGCTCCGTAATCATTTGAATCGTTAAAAGATAAAATAAACCTTCCAGCGTTTGAAGTACCAGAGAATTTTTGAGTTATTGCTCTTTCGATATCTCTTTGCTCATCCTCTGTTGGAGTTCCATTGTTGAAGTTGATTAACATACTAGGAGCAAGACCATTCATTATGTTGTTTAAATGGTAGTTGCTTATTTCCTCCTCTAGTTCGCAGTACTGTAATCCTCCTTGCCAATCTGGTGGCGAGTAATAATAGAATCCAGTTTTATATGGCTTAATATATAGTATCTCTTCGCTCTCTTGACTTGTACCAAATGCCGGTATTGGAGTTGCCGGATTCTGTCTAGTTACTTTCTTCCAATCGTCAGCATAAAAATAAAATTCAACCTCTCCGTCCTCGTTACATTTTCCACTACGTAAAGTTTCAACCGGCCAATGATTACACTCTACTATTCTAGTTCTGTCTATTGAATAAACAACTTGAATAGCACACTGGCCCATAGCTTTTAAATCGTAACAAAGTCTCTCGGTTGTACTATCGTCAAATAATAACATCGCTTGTGCGTAGTCTTCTGGCTTGATTTGAGCATCTGTTGCGTCTAATCCTTGACCGAATATCATTTGACTAATTCCGTTAACGATTGCGTTATTTGTAGGACTTCCATTTATACGGTCTTGAATGTATCCAAAGTAATTGTTATCGTCTCCATAAGATACCCACTCTTGGTTTCTTACTTCGATAATTCTAGGACTTGTATAAGTTGCCAAATTGACAATTCCTATTCCCGTATTTTTAGGTTTAACTTCTATTTTTTTTCTCATATTATTGGATTACGATATAATCGTTGTTATTTGTATTCAGAGTAATAAAATTACCATTGTTTATAGAGTAGTTTTCAGCACTCTGGTTGGTCGAAAATAGTCTGTCCTTATATAAGACATCACTCGAAGCATTTAAGACGCTTAATTCAAAGAATCCTCCCTCGTATAAACAAGTCAAATTACAATCTATATAAACTAAATCGTAAACGTTTGGATATACGTTAGTAGGTGCAAAAGTAAAGACTGTATTTTTTTGCTCGTCTCTGACTTTTATTGTTAAAGTTTCTCCCTCTATATAGTTCCTAGGGATTGTTATAAATCTTTGAGATGCGTTATCTTGGTTTACTACTGTCATAGTTATATAACGTAAATTTATTTTTTTTTGTAAATAAAAAAGGAGTGAACCTAATCACTCCCTCTTTGTTACCGTATAAACCTCTTAAGACTGTCTTTATTACGGTGCTATCTGTGTTGGAGAAGTACGTGTAGTTACAACTGTACTAGTCACAAATGGTGCAAGTATTGGCTCTTCGGCAGTAATTGTCAAAGTGTATCCGTTCATATCGCCTAATGCAGTTCCGGTTGAAACTGTACCGTTAACGTTACAACCTCTTGTTAAACCCACGGCAAAGTAATTTCCGTTGTTATCCTCTACAAATACGTGAGGTCTTTGTGAAATCATTTTCTGTAATTCTACATTCGTAGCAACATCCATTTTTGTTAATACCGCAGTAACTGTCTGAGCATAAAAAGTAGTTCCGTTCTCGTCACTTGAAGTGATAGTCTGCTCTAAATTATTTCCTCCCTTTACTTCGTATTTATACCAGTTTGTGCCAGTTCCACTAACCGCAGTTAATGTACCGGCAGTTATTGTCAAAGTTCCTAAAGTACCATAGTCAGCAAACCATACATTTTTGATTCCTCCAACAACGTCCTTACAACTTAATTTCCGGCCCGTAGCCATCAAGCAAGTACTCATATTTTTTTTATTTTAAAAGTTAATAAATAGCCTCCCTTTTTACAGAGAGGCATTTAATTTAATTATGCTATTCCGTAAGTAACTGCGTCTGCTCCGATACCTACTTGGATACCTCTAGAGAAACGAGCAATAAATCTTACATTTTTTGAGCCATCGATATCGGCCATATCAATCGTCTTAACAACGTTTGCATCGTCAGCCAATCCAAATCCTACGAATAAGTTTGAAATTTGAGCAGCTACCATTGTGTTTGCTGGTAAACCATTTGCAACAAAGATTGTAACTCCGTCAAATGTTAACTCTCCACCATTGTACCAAGTAGTACCGGCAGCGTTAACACCCGCATTTGAAGTAGCAGCTACAGAGAAACCTCCTAATGCTCTTACGTATGCTTTTGCTACGTTTTGAGAAACATATAATCTTAAGTCTTCTGTTCCGTATAATGCTGCTGGAATTCCGTCAACTACTCTTCCCATTTCAGCGATAACATTTGCAGATGTAATAGCTACTGGAGTAGCGATAACTGTTGCTCCGTCTGTTTTCAATAATTTACCAAGTCCGTTAGTAGCATTCCAAAGGAAAGTCTCTGTGTCGATAGCGATATCTTTTAAAACTTTAGCAATAAAGAAATCTGAGAAAGTTGCTGGCATAACATCGAATGAACTAAAGCCCATACTTTGTGCCTCCCAATCTTGCTCGAATGGAGTCTTGCATAATTGTAAATTTACTTGTTTTTCTGCTACTGTTAAAACTTTGTCTGACAAAGTAACTGTTCCAGCATCTGTAAAATCACAAGTTGCGTCAGCTACTAGGCCAGATATAACTGCTTTCTTAACTGTTGCTTTGTATTTTACGTTTGGAATTACAGTAACTGCATTGTTTGCGATTGTGTTCGCACTTAATACCGCAGCTGCGATATATTTTCCGGCAAATTCACCGGCATAATTTGATGTAATTGTTGGTTGATTAGGCATTGTGTTTTATTTTTTTAAGTTTATTTTTAATTAATTAGTTTGATAATGCTGCCATTATTCTTGCTTCTGTGGAAGAGATATTCTTTCCGGTGTTTGCTTTCCCTAAATTTACTTTAGTGTCTGCTGGTTTGTGTACTGTTGCTTTTTTAGATACACTTGAAAGAGTTGCTTTCATTTCAGTTTGGCTACCGCTTAAAGCATCAATTTTAGCTTTTAGCTCTTCCATTTTTGGCTCTAGTGCTTCCATTACTTTGGTAAGGATTTCCTCTAACGTAACTGGTGCTGCTTCAAGTTCAACTTCTGTTTCTGGTGTTGTCTCTTCTGCTGGTGTTTCTTCTTTAGTTTCTTCTTCTGGCTCTGCCGACAATTCCTCTTCCTCTACCTCAGCAGCCGGAGAAGCAATCTCGCCAATAATTCCAATTTCGTAAACTTCCAAAGTATTACCGTCAGCTAATAAATAACTCCCAATTTCTAACGGTGTTTTGTTTTCTCCGTCAATAGCGAAAATAGGTTGACCTACTTCGAAGCTATCGGCTTCAATAACAGTCCCGTTATCTAGAGTCTGCTGCTCTAACTTCACATTTCTGCGAAGCAACGCATTGATGCGTGATAAAATTTCTGTGTTTTTCATATTTATAAATTATTAATTCTTACCCATATAACGAAGTACTATTTTTTTTTGCATTTTTATTCTGCCTTTCTGTAAATAGTTCCGATGCCTTGTGC